CTGCAAGTCCTCTTAACTCCTCAGCAATTGCCTTTATATAAAAGTATGATGATATGTTACCACCTTTAAATCTACTACTAGCACATATGTTAAGATAATCTATGAATACTACATCTGGTTTAAAAGTTTTCTTTAATGATAATTCATTTAGTAATGCTCTGAAATGACCACTATGAGCAGAAGCAGTAGGATATTCTTTGATGATTAATTTACCGACTGTCTTGTTTTGTAGTTTAGACATTTTACTATCATACATAGATTTTGGCATGACATGTAAATCATCTATTGTAACATCCATAAGATTGGCGTCTACTCTTTCTGCAATTCTTTCTTCTGCCATTTCAAGAGTAATGTATAAAACATTTTTACCTTGTAACAACCAATTTGAGGCTGCATGACACATGAATAATGATTTACCGACACCGGTACCTGCGAGGGCAATGTTAAGTGTTTTACTTGGCACACCACCTTTAGTAATCTTGTTAAAGTAATCTAAGTCAAACTTAAATCTTTTTTCTCTTTTATGATAGAAATCAAATCTTGATTCAGCGTCTTCAACATAATCATGACCGACATGATTGTCAAAAGATACTGCAAGTGCCTCTGATAAAATTTGAGGTATCGCCTCTGGATTTTGTTTCTTATCTTTACCATCTAGAATTTGAATACCTTGTAAGACTGCATTGTGTACAGCACGGTCTTTACAAAACTTTTCAGTTGTATCTAACAACCATTGTAATTCTACTTCTTCATGTTTAAGACCATCAATTATCGTTTTAATTTGAGATAATTCATCTTCTCTTAAATCTTTTCTTTTAGTTAATTCTACATTAATTGTTTCTTTTGTTGGTAGATTTTTATACTTATGTACAAAGTTAGATACTTCGCCAAACAAATTAGATTCATTTTGATTAGTAAAAAACTCTGATTTGATAAAAGGTAAAACCTTTCTTGTAAAGTCTTCATTGAAAAATAAATTTCTTAATATAATTCTCTCTACTCTATCACTCATTTACATCCTCTATTTTTAAATCAAGTTTACCTGTTGCTAATTGTTCTTCTACTAAATCAATTAATATATCACCTATGTGGTCGATAAACTCTTGTTCATCAATGTCTACATCTTTAGGATTTTTTAGAATATTATAATCAAATATTACTGAAAGTTTTTCTGAATCTTCTACTTCTTTAAAACCAACATTGCCATACTTAAAGATAACTTCTGCATACTTACCCTCTGTAAGTTTTATACAAGTATAATCATCTTCTTGTCTTTGTGCAAAGGTATACGGTTTAGTCTTCAATTCCGTAGGTGAATTTTCTTTTTGTGTACTCATCAATCTTCTCTAATACTTCTTTTTTGAAATATTTTTCAGGTTCATTATTTATTGTTTTTGCATATTGTTTGTTGCCGTCTGGTAATTCATATCTTGTTGATACTTTTTTAAACAAGCCACATTCTTCTGCTAAGTCTAAAAGACCATAGTATTTATCTAGACCTGTTTTATATGATAGTCTAACATCTACTTGTTCATTTTCTTTTGTAATTCTAGACTTGTAATTTTTACAACGAATTATATTACCGACAACTTCTGTGCCATCTTTTTCTTTTCTTTTACCTAGATATACAATACTTGAAGCTGCATATTTAAGACCAGAACCACCACCCATTTCTTTTTGTGGGAACATAGAACCAATCACATCATAAGTATGATTAGTCATAATCATTGGCACATTTGCCTGACCTAGTTTTAAAGTTAATACTCTAAATGTAGATTTAACTATTTGACTTCTAGTCATATCTCTTGTTTCTTTACCTTCAGCAGTATCAGTCATTTCTTTTGTAGTAGATAACATACCTAGAGAATCAAGTACAAACATAATAGGTTTTCTTTTACTTTCTTCTTGTTCTAAATACTTGTCAATAATTTTTATTGATTGTGTTCTAAACTCTTGTACTGTTGCAACTGGTACAACTACTGTTCTTTTTGTATCTATGCCTCTTTGTTCTAACATATCTCTTGATACAGCATTTTCTGATTCAAAATAAATTATACCAGCGTCCTTATCAATGTCAAGAAAACTTTTACATACACCTAATGCAAAGAAAGTTTTACCTGTTGCAGCCTCACCTGCAATTGCTGTTATTCTATTATTTGGTAATCCACCATATATACTACCTGATAATAAAGCGTTAAAGGCGTATGAACCTGTATCAATAAAACTACTGACATCACCACCTATAACACCATCGGATGCTAGACTGGCATATTCATTACCTGTTTCTTTTATTATATCTTTTAAAAAATCATTCATTCTTTTACCTCAATTGTCATCATTATACACCACCTAGAAGAAATTGTCAAGTGTGGTTACTCTTGAATGTCTAAATAAATCTAAATCGGAATGTACTGAATGAAAGCACCATACATTTTCTATGAATAACATATTCATAAACTCTTGCAATTCTTCTTTTGTTTTAAACTTAGCATTACCTTGTGGTCTTTGCATGATTCTCATGCCAATCTGACCGATAAAATAGTCTGATAAAGAATCAACTAACTCATCACAACTAAAATATCTTTTACCTTTTATCTTTGGGTCCATTATATTTACAAATAGAAATCCATTATCTGATAAACTCTTATGACTATTTAGTGCTACTGGTAAGTAGAAATCATCACGCCACTTTTCATATTCATTGAATTTAAACCATGATTGGTCTTCTTCACTTACACCACCTTTATTATATTCTTCTGTTGAAAAATAAGGCGGACTTGTAAATGCACAATCAACATTATTGATTTCATTCCATGGTAAATCTTCTGCACCACATCTATAAATTGTAACTTTCTTTTTACCTTCTATCATAATATATGGTGGAGTACTTTCAGTTTTTTGTCCTGAATATATTTTAGGTTCTTTATTACCTAAAAGTTTTTCATAAGTTACTATCTGTTTATAGTATTCACAATATGTGTTTGGATTGGGGTCGCAACCAACATATTCTTCAGCATCCGAAGTATAAAAACCTGCAAGTCTATCACCCCAACCACAACTTGTATCTAAAACTTTTTTAGCATTTGTCATGTGATATATTGCCTTTGCAACATTAGGTTTAAATTGTGTTGCAATATAAGTACCTAATCTAAATGCACTCATATAACTTCCATTAGTTAAAGAACCACCTCTAAGTTTTTCTTCGCCATCAATATTAACTTTTTTCATATTATTAATACCACGCCAAATAGGACCTAAACATTTCCAAATATCTTTTGATGTACCTTCTGTCCATACTTCTATGGGTGCCTTGAAACCATAACTACCACAATTTAATCTATGTGGTTGATGAAAGAAATTACTAATAGAATTATATGTACTAGGACCATCAATCAATCCCATACCATGTTCTTTAAATGGGTATTTGTAATCTTCATACTTTTCAAATACTGTCTTATCTACATTCTCTATAGGTTTTATTATATTCCATATGTCATCATTCTTTAACTCATTAAATAGTTTTCTGACATCTTTTTCTTGTATTTCTTTTAAAGGAAATTTAGGTCTATTGTTAGCAATATATTCTGCCAAGTCTAATCTAAATTGTTCTTTACCTATTCTATCTGTATGATGTTCAAATTCACCTTGATTCATAATAGGTAAACCTACATCATTTGCATATTTTTTTAACCATTCACTCATCCGAAAAATGCCTCCAAACTTGCTTTCTTTTCAATATCCCAACCTATACTCTCTAGTATAAATGATAGTGGAGCAATAAATGTTTTTTCAAACTGCATATCTCTATCAATGTATTCATCTAAGTCAAACTCTTTTGGTAGTTTTGTTATATAACTTATAACATCATTCTTAAAAGGGTTTCTTTGTTTTAGTTTTATAAACTTAATCTTATCACCCTCTTGTATCGCTGGATAGATATGGTCTATCTTGTGTTCTTTTATTTTCATATTATATATCAATGCACCTTTTACATGTATAGGTGTACCTTTAATAAATATATCTTTTGAACTTCTATACTTTTTCAAATTGTTACAACTTCTAGGAAAAGATATTTGTTCAGGTGTCATCTGATTAAATTCTTCTCTAAAGTTTGCAACAAATTTAATTAGTGTATCATTGTCTTTTGTTATCATGATATCAATTGCTTCTTTAATTTTACCACGACAAACTTCTGGTGTTGAAGATTTAACTGCCTCAATACCCATAATTTTCATTTTAGGTTTTGTAAGTCTGATACCTTCATCATCTAATACATGCAACATATATCTTTTCTTAGCAGTCCATATTGCCTTATCAGCAATAACTTCTCGTTTCATAACCATTCTTTGTTCAAATGCATTAGTGTAATCTGCTAAGTCATTAAAACATTTTTCTATAAATGGTTCTATCTTTTGTTTTGCAACTTTATCAATGAAGTTTACTTTTTGATTTAGTGTTTTATCTTTACATGCCTTTTCTACTAGACTATCTAATTTGAGATAGATAGAATCTGTATCGGATGCCACAATGTAATCTTTCTTTTCAGTTTGCAAAATCTTATTAATATAATTGTTTACTTCGGTTTCAATATGTCTAATTACTAATTGACCAGATGATGTAATTGCTGTTGCCTGTCTAACATCATAGTATCTGAAGTATTGATTACCGATAGCACCATAAGCACTATTCAATGCAATCTTTTTTGCCCATTGAATGTTATGACATCTTGCAATCTCATTTTTATATTTGTCATCACCAGTTTCTTGATGAAGTTTTTTAGCCTCCATCATTTTCTTTTTGTAGACAACTCTATCTTGATACATACTATCTAATAGTCTAGGTAAAAAACCTGCATTATCTCTTTTAAATGTTGCNCCATTAGGTGCCATACATACATCTTGTCCTTTTANATGGTCAAGATTTAATTTTCTAGATAATAATTTATTTACAGATGTGCCTTCTGGATTCATACCTACTATTTTTTCTGGTGATATATTATATTGCATAATCAAATGTGGATAAAGTGAGTTAATATCAAACGATACAATCCAATCATGCATACCTGTTATAGGTTCTTTTACATATGCACCTTCATACTTTGTGTCTTTTATTTGTTCTGATTTTTCTGGTACAACAATATGTTCTTTTCTTAGATAATTATAAATTAAAACATCCCACACTCTTACTTGTGAGAATACATCATCATAGTTTACTTTGGCTTCATATGCCATTGTCAATATTAATTCAATAAGTTTTAGTTTGTCTTCTAAACCATCAACGATTTCTACATCTTGAATATTATAATCTACAAATGATTGAAAATCTTTAGTATACCACTCTCTAAAAGTTTCATAGGGCATTTCATCTTTACCTACACCTAACTCAACTTTACCGATATAATCTAGTTTGTAACTTTCTTGTCTTGTTGGTATAAACTTTTGATACAAGTCAATGTAATCTAACATTGCAATACCCATAATATTAAAAACTGTTTTAGGTCTACCTCTTACAATAACTTCTTTCTTTTCAACTAATCCCCATGGTGATAGTTTACGAATAACCTTATCATCTGTCAGTCTAGATATTCTACCTAGTAAATAAGGTATATCAAAAAACTTACAGTTCCAGCCTGTAATAATATCAGGATAGTTTTTCATCCAGAAAGACATAAATTCTTTTATTAATTCTTTTTCTGAGTTACATCTTATATAAGTAACATCTTCTCTATCAGTTACAAAATCACCTGTACCCCATGTTATAATTTGTTTGTTAGTTTGATTCTTAACAGTTAGACATAACAATTCTTCAACAGGATTATCTACATCAGGAAATCCTTCTTCGCAACTTGTTTCAATATCAATAGTAAAGATTTTAATTTTATCTTTTTGCCAGTCTATTTCTTCTGGATATTCATTTGCAATATACTGATAAGCAAATCTTTCCATACCATAGATAGGAGAATTAGAGTTATCATAAGTCTTTCTAAATTCTCTTGCCTTGGCGATACTATCAAATTGTGTTGGTTGTAGATATTGACCTTGTAAATTTCTATGTTTAGATTCTTTATTTGTTAGAGTAAAAAATGTTGGACTGAAATCAACCTTTTCTTGAAATTCTTGTCCTTCTAATATTCCCCTAACAAATAGCTTACCTTTATATTCTACAATATTTTTATAGAAATTCATTAAGTAATCAACTGCTTTTCAACTTGTACTATACCACCTGTATTTTGTGTATAAGTATTTAATAGTTCCTTGTTTGGTGCAACAGTAGTAATTACATTCTCTTGTTTAAATGTAACTTCATCACAATCACCATATGGTATATAAGAATGAAATCCTAATGTTACTGGTTTGCCTGGTGCTTCTTGTTGTGGAATAATCACATAGGGTTTTTCTAAAACAACATGTGTTTCTTTACCATTTTCATCAAATAGTTCCTCTTTGATTTTTCCGATTATATCTTCGCCTGTTGTCAAACGAAAAAGTTTCACATCTGCCATAATTTACCTCACTTGTTAATAATGTATTATACTATAAAAAAACTTATTTGTCAATGCTGGATGTTAATATGAATTTTCTTGAAGGGTCTACTGCAAGATTACATAACTTCATAAACTCTCTATTAATTAATATTGGTGTCTTACCACCTCTATCATCTAATGTAAATAAGAGATTTTTATATAATGTGTTTTGAAAATTTAAATCTAATCTTATTACTGGTCTAGTTTCTTTTCTATTTCTAAACCCACCTAAATTTATATCTTTCATTTCTACTAATTTAGATTTTATTTTTTTGCCGTTAAGAGACCATATAACAGTATTGTCTTTTATATTATATTCATCAGCATGAATTACAGAACTTTTATTACTATTACCTGTATCCATTTTGCCTATCATTTTACCTAATATGTCATGTTCAAAAGTTTCATGTACACCACATAATGTAGGATTTTTCCACCAATTTTTTTTGTCTTTATATGATTGTAATAAAGTTTTGACCATATTAGTTTTTGTAGCCTGTTCTATACCTTTCGTGCCAGGTGAACTATTTACTTCTAATATATATGGTAAGTCTTTGTTAGTTTTGCCTGGTATAAAATCAACACCTACCCACGAACCACCTACTATTTTAGCAGCCCTTATGCAAGCGTTATGTTCTACTTCATTTAATTTGTATTCCATAATTTCTGCACCTTGTGAGTAGTTTGACCTAAAATCATTTTTTACTATCATTCTTTTCATACTGCCTATAACTTCATTGTTTAGTACCATAACTCTAACATCAAATTTAGTTTCAATATAAGACTGTAATATTAATGCAATCTCATCATCAAGTTTAAAAAGTAATTGTACCATACCTTGTAAACTTTTTTCTGATTCTACAAAAAGAACACCTACACCTTT